CAGGATCATTTGACATCTATAAATCGGAGAACAGAAGACCGAATGACCTCTGATTTGTATGACGACATGGCAAAACTAAACTCTCTCTATGAGGAGTTGATGTGGCCACACGATGACGAGTTAGAATTCGTCCCAGACTATAAGAACGACAGAATAATTATATACAACAGGACAAGACAGGGAGACAACCCTCATTTAATCATACACGATGGAAAGGATTAATTTATTTCCTACGACTGTAGGTAAATTTAATTTACTAGACTATACTGATTGGGTTGCCAAAAGATATGAACATCATATGTTCAATGAAGGTCTTACAGGAGAGTTGAATGGAAAGGTATTAGTACACCTTGACCCTCAGATGAATAGCTTTATGCTAGAGGTCAATGACTGTATAGATCTTTACCTACGCTCTATGAATGTTAGATATAATATTCATTTTATGAAGACATGGTATGCTGTAAGTGGTGAGCAATACTCAGTTCCTAATCACTGTCATGACCCTGCTCATATATCATGGGTGTATTACCTAGACACACAAGATCCATTACAGTTTACTAAAGAACCACCTAATGAATGGTTCCCACAAGCATTTGCTGACGCAGAAAAGAATTTTTTTAACACATCAGTCTGGGAAGAGAACACACAAGAGGGAGACCTTTTAATATTTCCTGCCAACTTAAGACATATGACACACAACACAGGACACCGTTGGAGTCTAGCAGGAGATGTATTATTGACAAATCAGGATCTAAATAAAGAGGGAGGACTCACGCATCCTAAGTACTGGAAACAATTCTAATGGCAAAACTGGCATTTAATCAACTGTTTCGTAATGGAAAACCATACATGAAGAGAGACGATGTGTTCATAGATCGCATCGCTAAGGGACAGTTGTTTGAGTTGTCAGATGATAGAGGATACCTAAAAGTATTCGACATCAAAATAATATTTCAAGATGGAACTGAGTCAGAGTATAATAGTAAAGATTTAAAAGATGAAAGCGTAGCAAGGATATTAAAAGCAGAGATGCTTAGTTGTGCTAATCAATCAGGTAGTAAAAAGAAAATATTATTAACAGGGTCACAGAGTGATCATGATGATTCATTAGTGGCAACATATAGTTTGACAGAACTAGAGAAGACTCATCACTTTGGAGGACAGAAACCTGGCGGACCTAAAGTAAACCTAGGAAATTTATATGAGGCAGAGCTAGCAGATAGTTTTAATAACTTTGTGGATCATGGTGGAAAGTATCCTGATCATGTTACAACTATACTGAAAGCTATATGTGGTGCTGAACCTGGCACATGTTTTATAGATGCTGAACAGGAGGGTGGTTCTAACAAACCAAGACCTATGAGAGTGAACAATGGTGCTTTTTATATCTCAGCAGAGGGTGAAGATACAAAAGATATAGGTAAGACAGTCACAGATATCACATTAACAATAGCAAAACCTGGTGCTAAGAATAAAAAGAAAATATATCTATCGGTCAAGTTTGGAGACACACTATCATTCTTCAACATAGGTGTGAGGGGTGGAGGTAAGAACGCACTATCAATATTTCCTAAGAAAGATCTTGAAGATGGTAAGTTACCACAAATAGGTAAGGACTACTTAGATATGTTTAACATTAATCATCAGAAGTTCTTAGATGTATTCCAAAAATATGATCCTAACTCTAAGACTGCTACAGTAGAAGAATATCAAGAGTCATTCTCTATTGGTGGGACAGCAAAGAAAAATTTAGAAAATTTTTGTGCTAGTGGTATTGGTTATGGTTACTGGATGGTACACTATGATGGTAGTAAACTACATGTATACCAAGTTGATAAGCAATATATGAAACGTGCTAGCACTCTCACCAGTACTAACATAGGTATAGACTATGGTGGATCTAGGGGATCTGGTAAGAGGGTCAACATAAATTTCTCTACACAGGAATATGATTTTAGTTTTAACATTAGATCTAAATCTGGTTCAGAAGTATTCCCTACACATAGTAACGGAGATTATTTTAAGAAGTAATGGCAAACGTAACACAACTAAAACACTTAGAACATATAGAAGATGAGATGCTCAACCATGGAGTTGATGGGTGTGAAGCTGCTGTGTCTGCTATGCAAGAAATGCTTCGTATGTTAGGTAAAAAACCTAGCAGTGGATACATGCAGACTAAATGGGATGGTGCTCCTGCTGTAATATGTGGAGAACATCCATATAGTAAAAGATTTTTTGTAGGAACTAAGTCAGTATTTAATAAGGAGAACCCAAAGATATGTTTCTTTGATGAGGACATAGATGCACATTACTCTGGTGACCTTGCTGATAAACTAAAAGCATCCTTGAAATATTTTAAACAAATAGGAATCAAAGGTGTAGTACAAGGTGACTTGATGTTTACTGGTAAAGATCTAAAGACTGAAACTGTGGAGGGTGAGAAACTTGTTACCTTTAGACCTAACACTATCACTTATGGATCTCCTGTTGACAGTGACATGGGTAAAGCAATATTAAAGGCAGACATTGGTGTAGTTTTTCACACACATTACATTGGTGATGACCTTGCTACGATGCAGGCAGTAGCTGGTGCTGATGTGTCGTCAGATATACAAGGGTGTGTAGTAATAAACAATGATACACCCATGTCAGATGTATCAGTTCCCCTCCCTACACTCAAGAAGTTTGAAGCTAATACTACTATTATATCTCAGATGTGTAAGACATCTGGTAAGTTCTTAAATCATATTGTTGACAACACAGGCACTACAGGTGACAAAAAGTTTCATGTAGCATCCTATCTCAAACAGTTCTTTAATGCGGAGATCAAAGCATCACGTACAATCAATGATCCAAAGTTAGCACTCAAATCATTAGGTAAGTTTTATCATGAGAAGATGAACAAGGAAGTTAATAAGATGAAGAGTGTACAGAAACAGGCAGAGAGAAGGACACAACTGTATGATGGTCTGACATATCTTGAGGACAATGAGTCAGAGTTCCATGCTATGTTCGCACTCTATAGAAAGTTACAAGAGAATAAGAAGATAGTTATAGATGCCCTTGATAACTTAGAATCATTCAGAACATTCGTACAAACTGATATGGGTTATAGAGTTACCGCACCAGAGGGGTACGTTCTACATCACAATGGGGACATGATCAAACTTGTAAATAGAATTGAGTTCTCCTACATCAACTTCACACTGGCAAAGCAATGGAAATAATTGATTATAAATGTGTGTACTTTACTTTTGGTAGGTTCCAACCACCAACCATAGGACATGAGTCAAACTTTAAAGCAGTAGAAAAACAAGCAGGGAAGTGTGATTGGTTCATCTATCTCTCACAGACTGTAGATAAGAAGGGCACTAATCCTCTATCTCCTGATAGAAAACTATACTATGCTAAGAAGATGTTTCCCAAGATGTCAAAAAATATACGCAGCGGACCTAGGGATCCCGTATCCATACTGTCAGAGTTACAGTCACAGGGCTATGATGATGCTGTCATGGTAGTAGGTAGTGACAGAGTGCAGGCGATGCAGTGGATCAAGAAGTATAATGGTAAGGATTATAAGTTTAGAAAGCTAGACATAATATCATCAGGTGAACGTGATGCTGACGGTGATACTTTTGCTATCTCTGGAACTAAGATGCGGAGAGCAGCTGAGATAGGAGACTTTGATTCTTTTAGAAAAGGTATACCAAAGGGTCTTGGTCTTAAAGAGACGCGGAATCTTATGGATGAAATAGCTGATCTGTTATAAATAAAACTGTACATATATTAGAGTTTGATGAAATCATTCAGCGATTTCACAGCGGTAAGAAAAGAAGTCAAGCATCAAGAGGTGCGTGATAAGTATTATCGTGAAGAGATTTATAAGGTAGGTGAGTGGGTACTCACTGAAAAGGATAACGTAGGTAAGATCATACGTAGAGGTCCTAACTATCTTATATGTTTGACAGCTGAAGATGTAAAGTTCCGTACATGGGTCAAAGATGTTAAAGAGGTCTTTGAAATTGGTACGGATGCCTACAGGCAATACGTTATGTCGTTAACGCCAGGTCAGAAGGTACAAAAACCCAAAGGCACTGATAAAGTTAACCAAGTAATACCAACCGATCCCAAAAAAGATAAGATGAGCAACCATGAATCTCTAGTTCAAGCAACAGTAGCAGCTTTGAACGAATACTCACCAGTACCACCAAGGAAAAGAACTCCAGTAGGTAGTGAAGGCACCGCTAACAAGAACCCAAAAGGAACAGGTGCTAAAGGTATAGGTGGCGGTGACGCACCTGGCATGAAGATGGCAGAACCCAAAGGAACAAAGGGTAAACCATCCATCAAGAAACCTAAGCACTCATGTGCTACAAAGGTTGAGCATCCAGAATGGGGCAAGGGAAACTGTCTGAAGGAGCAACATACTCTAGACGAAGAAGGAGTAGTAACACACTACGACGTTATGTTCGAGCATGGACTAGAGCAGAACGTATCAGTCAATGAGATCAACATTCTAGAAGCTGGTATGCATGAACATGCTATCAACCATGATAAGAATGCTGAGGTTCTAGACGAGAAGAACTTAGATCCAGTAAACAAGAACGCAGTCAAGAAGAAGTTTGCTGATAGAAAAGATAAAGATATAGACAACGACGGTGACACAGATAGCAGTGACGAGTATCTACATAAGCGTCGTAAGGCAATATCCAAGGCAATGAAGAAGGAAGATTCTACCTATGGATATGACAGCAAAGGTAATTCTTTAAATCCAAAGGATAAGAAGAAGAAGATGAAGAAGGAACATCATGAGAAAGATTATGATGGTAAAGTTATTCCTCATTCAGATGAAGAGAAAGACAAGACTCTAGGTACAGGATCAGGTGCTGAAGCATATGGTACTCCTAGTTCAGTAGAAGAAGGCAAGAAGAAAGGACTCTGGGATAGAATCCATGCCAAGAGAAAGAGAGGTGAACCACCCGCAAAGAAAGGAGACAAGGACTACCCTAAGACACTGAACGTAGAAGCTATGGACGGTGGCAAACAAGACATGAAACCAGGTGCTCATAAGAACTGTGGTTGTGGTCAGAAACCTTGTGTAACCTATGGTAAGAATGGTGAAACACCAGTCAACGCACTAGATGGTGGAGCAGTAGAAACTACTGAGTCATTGAAGCAAGCACGTAAGAACGTGGGTGCTAAGACTTGTTGGGATGGTTA